AAACTCAGATTTGAGGCTGTAGAAGATGAAATGCCGGGGGACGCTGTAGGGCAAGACTTGGTACTCCGAGTGGAATATGCACCACTCAACGCTGACAGTGTTCTCGCTTTGAGTCACGCTGTCAAATGGAAGAATGGGCTTGCCGGGATTCGCGGAATGCGAAGGGCCACCCAGTTCTGTTGCAAACTCACCATCGAAGTCGTGGTGCAAGCACCGCATGACAATTGGGCTAGTCACATGGAATGCTGCTGTCCCGGCATACACGGTGCGCGGGCCGTCCTGTGTGACGGTGTAGCTGACAAATGACTCCTCTCCTACCCATCCAGCTATCGAGAATAGAGCCACTGCCAGTTTCATATCAGTCTCCCGACCACTTGCCGCCAGAGATGAGCCTCAGGAACGGCGCCTTGAAAACCATGCCAGCACCAAAGCTGCCAACAGCAACAAGAAGGATGAACCAAAAGGTGCCAAGAAAACTCGAAAGGGAAGCGAGAGTAGTCATTTGCTCTTTTTCTCCAAAAGGATTTGTCGCACGATCTTGTAGGTCCATGCGGCGGAAATCATGCCAGTGAACACCACCAGCGGGTAGAACAGGAAATCGCTGTAGCGGGCTACTGCGTAGTTCAGGATTACCAGCAGTATGCCACCGACAATAGGGTACCAACCCTTCTTGCCGCTTGTCACGACCAGCAGAACCATCCCTGCTGCGAGGCACAGGCCCCCAGTCACGCTCAACACAGACAGGGTTTCTGGGTGCTGTGTGGCCTTGTCAACGTAGTCCACAGCGTGACTACTGATGGACGGCAGAGGTTGCGCGTACTGACAGGCAGTAATGCAAGCTGCTGAAAAAATCAGAAGTCCACGAATGTAGTTCATGGTGAGCCTATACGTCCTTGCGGATTGTGAAGGCTTTCTCAAAGTGAGATTGCAACTTCCGTGCGTTGGACCCAATGCGCTCGTCATGTGCATTGAGACGCTGTTCAATCATGCTCAGTTTGCTATTTACGCGCCAAAGAAAACCAAAGATGCCAAGCAGTACTGGACCAGCCAGCCCCATCCCAAACTCAATAATCTGCTCCACAGGTCTACCTTTGCTCCAAGATGCTGATGCGTTCCTTAAGTTCGTCTAAGACCTTGCTGTGTGTGGCGTCGTTCGCTTCAGCCAAAACTTGCGACTTCACAAGGTCTGTCGAAATGCTTCTCAGTTCGCTGATCTGACCGGCGTTGTAGGCAATGTCCCGATCACGCCGTCCGATATTTAGAAAAATGCCCGCAGCAGTCGCAGCCAAAACAATGGTTTGCACGATCTGCCACGGGTTGTGTGTTGCCTTATCCATTCTTCACCAAAAAAACCGCCCGCCACCCTAAGGGCGACGGGGGTTAGAAAGAGATATGCCCTTTGGGAACATGGTTTACTGCAAATCTGGGGGATCGTAGGGGGTGATTCTGATCTTCACTTGCCGTAATCCATCTTCGTCTTTTATTTGATCGACCGTGAGAAAAATGTGCGACGGGTCGTCGTCCAAAATGACCGACAGCCCCTTGCGAGATCTGCCCTTCGGACGCTTGAGCGCATCGATCAAATGCTTGCAAGATCCGTAGAGGTTGTCAAGGTCCATTGCTCGCTGCCTCTTGCCCCAGAGCCGTGTGATTTGCAGGCGAACAGGGCGTGTGAACTCTGGCAGCGGGCGACCGTAATACCACAACAGATCCCGCACCTTGTCGAACTCGCGCAACCGGGTTCGGTAGTGCATTCGCATGAGCCTGTTCGGGCTTATCAGGTCGTAAGGGATCACAGCTTCCCACTCGTCAGGATTCTCTTCACGCTGGCCTTCTGATGACATCGACAACGTCCTGCTTAGTTGCGCCCGACGCAACCCATTCACGCATGTCGTTGCACGGCGGCACGATTATCTTACATGCCGGACAGAGCTTTTCTAGGTGCGCCTGTAGCTTCCTTGCGCCGTCCATGCCCGGGCCGTCGTCGTCAGCCACGATTGCCACACGACGCCCAGAGACAGCCTCTGAGATCAGGTGTGTCCCACCAAGGCAGGATGGCCTACCAATGGCGTCGAAGCCCAGATCGAGCGCAGCCGCCGTGTCAGTAGGTCCCTCGCAAATCAGCACGCCGTTCTTTTGGTTGTCGTTCCACCCATCAGGCAGGAACAGACCCTGACGGCTGCCCTTGACGGCGAACTTCTTGCCAGTCATTGTCCGTATCCGTATGCCGATCACCCGGCGCTTGTGGCGGAACATCGGGAACGTCGCGCCGTTGTGCGTTCCGCTCCACCCCATGAACATGCGCTTCAGCGAAGGGGCTGACACCTTCAGGTCAGCGGCAACGGCACCAAGGTTATCATCAGTCCTCGCTGCAATCTGCTTCTTTGCAAGCTGTGCCAGCACTGTGTTGTGTTCTGGAAGCTCCTGCTTCCACTCTGGGTTCTGCTTCTTGTAAACCCCGGGCTTGAGAACATGCAGGTACCCAGAGCCGTCGATGTACTTCTTGCTGCCATCCTCGACCCGTGGGCAGATGATCGCGCTCTTGTCCTTCGCAACCAAGCACCACTGCCCTTTGCCGCAGATTGGGCACTTGTTGTTTGCAGACACCCTGTCCCAGTCAGTCATCCCCGTCTCCAGTTGTTTGCAGCGAGCCGGTCGATGATCTTGCTCGCTTCGCTAAATGTCTCATTCCCGGTATAGCCATGCTTCCTCAGCAGCTTTGCCTGCTTGTAGGTACACAGGTTTTCTTTCCGCCTGCGGACAAGCTCCTTGAACAGCACGCGCTGTGTGTGGTGGTCCACGTTAGCGACCTCGATCCCATTGCGTGTGAGCATGGACTTCTGGCCTTCGGTCAGTGGCTTCGCGCCCATCCATACCTTGCTCGGCATCGAGATTTGCAACACATCGAATGGGTTCAGATCCTTGGCCTTGTACTTGACAGTAGCAGTGATCTTCTCCCGCTCAAGCATTGCCTTGCGCTCGGCCTCTTCGCGCTGCAACTCCTCCTCTGCCCACTCAAGCTGCGCAAGAACGTCTACCGGCGCAGCCGAGTCATCGTCATCCTTCTGCTTCTGTGTCACCAACTCGGCTGCTCGTGTCATGTCACCACCCAGAATGTCAGCAGCGTACACCAGCTTGTGCTTGGTGCTATTGCCGACGAAGTCGATGACCTCGCAGTGGGGCTTTGCACTGTTGGCGATTGCAGCACACCGCTCCTCGGCTGTGTCTAGGCCATCAACTAGGTTGGGCAGCGGTCGAGTCCCACGGCCAACCATCTGTGCGACAAGGGCGCGACTGCATGAGGGACGCGCCATCACAACCACCGCAACACTGGGGTCGTCAAAGCCCTCGGTTGCAATGCCGACGTTCACCAGATACTGGAACTTGTTTGCTGCAAAGTCAGAAACAATGCCAGCCCGAATGTCCTTGGGTGTGTTGCCACACACCATGCGAGCAGACGCAGGCTTGTGCCTGTTGAAGATCTCAGCCAGCCTGTCGGCATGGGCGACACTGCTTGCAAAGACGATCGTCTTCTTGTCGCCAGTCAGCTCCAAGGTCGGGGTAGCTATGCCGTGCAGGTTCTTCTCGTACTCCATCACCTCCGACAACTGTCGCTGGTTCAGGTCACCTGCCACCTTGTTGACCTTGTTGAAGTCGAGCGACTCCACGCGAACCATGCGCTGCTTGATGGGCACAAGCCACCCGTCGCGGATGGACTGAGCCAACTCGTACTTGAAGGCGACCTTGTCGAACACCTGTCCCAGTGCAAGTTTGTCAGCACGGTCAGGTGTTGCGCTCACCCCCAGAACCTTCAGGTTCTCGTTGATGCGGAAGTAGTCAACAACCCGCATATACGTCTTTGCAACCGCATGGTGCGCCTCGTCGATGATGAGCAGGGAGAAGTCACGCGGGTCGAACTTGGTGTACCTGTGCCCCAAGTACGCCTTCGCGTTGAGTGTCTGGACACTGGCAACCACCACCTTGCTGCGCATCCGCTCGTCTCGCTCGTAGGATCGCTCCTCTGCCATCTCGATGGCGGGCTTGATCCCAGTCACAGCTTCAACCTTGCTTGCAGCCTGCCGGATCAGTTCCTCACGGTGGGCGATGACCATGCACCGCTTCGACGCGATGCGAATCGCCTCGGCAAACACAATGGTTTTGCCACACCCCGTTGGCATGACCACCACCGCGCTTGCCGCTTTCCGTAATGTCTCGATGCAACCAGCAACCGCCTCTTTCTGGTACGGCCTCAGTTTCACCTATATCTCCTTCTTATCTCCTAAGTGTCTGGTTGCGGTAGCCAATGGCTTCGATGACTTGGTCAATCAACTGATTGCCCATCTCTTCGTAGCTTGGATTGTCACGCAAGTCCTCAGACCAGAGTTTTACTAGCCTGAGGAGCACCGCCAACACCTCTCGGTGCCCCTCGTTTCCGTGTGCGTCAAGCGTATTCATGGTGTCGATCCACTTCGAAAGTGCAATCAGCACGATTGACGGGCTGGTCGTTTCAGAAATCGGCACATCAAGCGGATCGTAGTTTTCCATGTCAGGCCTTCATGTCGTCGGGCAGGGCGTCGTAGACACCCTTCGGAAGCCACCCAAGGTGGTTGCAACTGTCACATCCCTTGCCCTCACAGTAAGGACAATCGGCTTCGGGTGCCGCCAGTTTCAGTAGTCTCGCTGCATTTTGCAAACTAGCAACGAACTGGTCGGCATCGAACCAGTGTGCGCCCTCCGAC